TTCACCTCGGGTGGAAAACCGCCAACGTCTGTCACGCGGCCCTCATTCAAAGTAGCCCTTCATCAATACGCTGCCTTGGATCACCTGCGAGGCGGTGGCCGTCGCCACCGGCATGCGCAGTATGATGCCCACATACTTGTTCCCATCGGTGCGCAGCGGCGGATCGAGCGTGATGTCAAGGTCTTTGTCAGCGCATTGCCCGATCGCGGCGCCGACGGGAAAATACTGCGCGCCCAGCGGAACGCGGATGCAGGTGCCGGTGGCAAGGGACGCGCCGCCTGACTGGCAGAACGCTCCCCAGGCCAGCAGCGTCGGCGTTGTCGCCCCGGCAGCGCCGGTGTTGTATGCGGTTATGTGCAGCCCCGTCAGGAAGAAGCTGTATGGCGCGGGCACGGCGAAGGCGAACAGGCAGTAATCCGTGGCCGCCCCGGCGACAGCCGCAAAACCGAACTGCCCGCCGAGAGTGGTGTATCCCGCGGCGGTGTTGGAGAGGGCGGCGTTCGACGGCGCGGCTGAATTTGACCAGTTCGAGGTTTGTGAGAAAGCGGTAGGGCTTACCTCGCCGCCCAGGCCGGTGCCAGCCAACTGGTGCGTCCAGGGCTCGTTGCCCGCAAGGTCAAACGTCTGTACCAGCGTGTCCCGCAGGTAAACGTAGGGCGCTGAGGAAGGCGCGGAGATCGTGTATAGGCGGGTGAACACCGGCAGATGCGTGACGGCCCACGTCAAGGGCTGCGCGGCCGGCACGAAAAGCGTCTGCTGTGTGATCAGCAGGCCGGCCGAGTAGATCGAGAAAACGCAATCCTGATCGGTGACGACGACCTCGAAGACGTAGTAGTTCGTCGCATTGAGCAGGCCGGAAACATCTGTGCCCTGTACCACGTCGGACCCGTTGGTGCATAGAACCGGAACAACGGTTCCGGTTGACGTGTAACGCCATACTGCGCCATTCGGGATCTGCGCCGTGGTGCCGGTGGGGGCGCCAAAACCGAACTCCACCACGGAGCCGCCATAAAAAACCACCCGCGCCTTGAATCGGGCTCTCAGGGGCGCCTGCGCAAGAAGCGGAAGTTGCTTGCTGCTGGTAAGGATGGAGTAAGCGGCGCCGCTGGCATAGTTGCCGGCGTTCAGATTGATCCCGGAGACCTGCGCCTGCGTCTGCGTCATGGAAGTCGTGGATGCGGTCCACACGGCCGTATTTACGACGGTGCCTTCGCAGGGATCGCGGATTGACAGCGTGTCGTTACCGGGCCGCATGTTGCCCATGCGGTCAACGCGCAGGGCCGCCCAGTTGTTCTCCACGGCTCCACCGACCGGAAGAACTTTCTGCGTGGCGCCGATCACTGAATCCGGTGCGACCACAAGCGGATTGCCGGCCGAATCGTAAAGCACAATGCGTGCGGCGTTGCTGCCGGAATCGCCGTAAATCGGGACGGCGTTGCTGCCCTGAAGCTGGATTGCCATTTCAGATCACACCCAGGCCCATACGATGTTGAACTTGCCGTAGGTGCCGGTCGCGCTCTTGCCATAGACCGTAAATCCGGTCCCGGCCACGACGTTGCCCGCGGAGACGATGATGTCTTCCGCCCAATGCTCGTCCACCCCGTGATCCGCGGTGACCGCCGGGGAAACCCAGGCATCGACAAGCGATGTGCCTATGATTGCGGACTGCCCCGTGATTGCAACGGACGCATCGGTGCCTCCCGGCGCGGACCCGAAATCCAGCACGACACTCCCTGCCGCCTTCGTCAGAAGCGGCCACGCCAAATTAAACTGGGCCTGGAGCTTTCCCACTGCCGCCGACAGACTGTCGGTTGGCAGGACGGCGGTGGGATTGGACAGCAGAAGCCCGGTGAGCGGCACAGCCAGGACATCTCCGCCAAATGTCGAGAGCCGCAGCATCAGCCAAACACCACGCAGCGGTAAGCGGACGCGGCCGGCGCCGTGGAGAACACGATCGTCGCCGTATTCGTGGTGGTTGCGGCCATGTCGCACTCCACTACCGAGTAAGGCGATCCGGTCTGCTTGACTTGGATCAGAACGTCCTGCGTGCCGAAGTTATGGGTCACGGTGAACGAAGTCGTGCTGCCGTCTCCGATGGTGGCGGCAAACATCCTCGCTACGGTGGAATCTACGGAGACGCCAGAACCGGAGACAGCGATGCCACCACCGGATGCCGGGGTTACGGAGAACGTGCTGCCGGCAAGGGCGAGTCCGTTGCCATTCGTGTAGGCGCTGGCGGCGCCAAACTGCAGAATTGAAAGGCCCGTGGTCCCGACTGTTATTGCGCCTACGGTGGCAACACGCCACTGCGTCCCGGCACCGGACGTGCCCTCGGTGGCGAGCCACATGGAGCCCGACTCAATCTCGCCTGGCGCGGAACCATCTATCGTTGTCCGCGCCCAGGCGCCCGAAGCCGCGTTGTAAACCCCGTTCTGGCTCGATGTGGTCTGGGCAACGCAGAGCACACGGTCTCCGGCGATCGGCGTCACCCCGTCAATCGCAGCCAGCCCGGTCAGGCCCAGATTGGTCTGCGCGACGATCCTGACCGGCGGCTTGCTCGCGATGCCGGCCGCCGCGGACTGGACCGCCGAATTGACGAAATCCCAGGTGGCGGCGTCACCGCTTGCGGTCGGGGCGGCCAAGCCCGTGATCTTCTTCGAATTCCATGCGACGTTTGCCGCCGGCGCCCCGAACGTGTCCAACGTATAGGCGTGGACGACTGACGACAGGTCACTGATCGTCGAGCTGGTCTGCGTGCCGGTATGGTTTGCCCGCGCCAGCGGGTTGGTCGCCAGCGCCGTGTTTGGGATCGTGCCGCTGAGCTTGCTTGCGTCAAGCGAAACCCAGGCCGTGCCGTTGTAGGTGTATTGCGCCAGCAGGGCGGTATCGAAATACGTCAGCCCCGCCACAGGCGATCCCGGCGCGCTGGCCAAGTTCTGGATGCGGGCGTTCTGCAGCTCTTGCTGCCCAAGATCTATTGGCGTCAGGAATTTGCGTGACATGGCGGGCTGCTCCCAGAATCAGATCAGGCGCGCGGTGCCGGCAAAGCCGGCGGAGAATGTCAGCGTCACCTGCTTCGTTGAGTCATACTCGACGTCGCCTTCAACAACCGAACCGGCAGAGTCGATGACAACCACAGTCGGATAGCCACCGAGGCCGTGGGCGATAACCCAAACCGCCTCCGGCACGGACTGCGTGAAAAGGAACTGGGAAGCGGAGCTTCCCGGAGGGCCGGCCTGCCCCCGCAACGCCGTCTGCAGAGCGACCGTGACGGCATCGGACGGAGCTGTGCCATAGCCGCCAAGCGTCGCGGTGTTGCCCAGGCTATCCACCAGGACGATTTCGGCGACCGGCAACGTCGGCTCCAGGACGATTTCGGCGACCGGCAACGTCGGCTCCAGGACGATCTGCGGGGCGCTATCCGACATAAGGCACCAAATTGAAATTCAGCGCGACCTCGAACACATCCGTCGTGATCTCGTTCGGCGGCACGGCCGCATCATAGAACTTCACCGCGCCGACAAAGCGCGCGGATTTTCCCTGCCCCGCCAGCGTGGCCCAGGCCAAGGTAGCTTCGGCATCGGCATGCAGCAGCAGCACATAGTCGGTCTTCGTCGCGTCGCCGGTGTGGGCGCCAATCTCGGTCAGCGTGGCCTGAATGGAGATTGGCTCCGCGCCGGCGGATGTCGCCTTGGGCCAGAGCGTGCAGAGCGCCGACCAGGCGGCTCCGGCCGGCAGCGTCGCAGTGCCAGCCCAGCTGAACGTATCGCCTTGCCGGTGCTGGATAACCGTCGTCGTCATACGACTTGCTCACGGTATGGTTCGATCTTCATCGCCACTTCGGGCGGGATCGCGCTCTCGGCACCGCTCGGCACCCACCAGGTCTGTTCCAGCACGCCGGGCACATTCTGCTGCCGCAGGTTCGGATCGCGCGACCGCGCCGCGAGCCGGTGCTTGATGAGCAGCAGCACCGCTTCCTGCAGCGGCAGCGGCGCCCCGTCTGGCAGATCGTAGCCGGCGGTATAGGTCGCAATGAGGTCCTGATAGCCGGTCCACCAGAGCGAGCGCCACCCCATTGTGCTCAGGCGCCAGATCAACCCCTTTTCAGCATCCAGATCGTAGCTCCCCGGATCAATCGGCAGCGACGTGCTCATGTCGATGAGCGAGGTCAACTCGGCAACCGGATAGCGCGACAGACGCAAAGGCGGCACTTCGTAAACCAGATTGGTCCTTTGCATGTCGAAGCGGAAGGTCTCGCTCAGATCCTCAAGCCCGAACGTCCGGTTGGTCACAAGCCCTATCGTCGCGCTGGCCTCGCTGATCCACCGGGAGAGCATCTTGTCCAAGCCGGTGTCCATAATGCCAAGCTCTTCCTTCACGACCTCAAGAGTGGTGAGGTCGCTTTCGGAGGGCGGCGTGAGGACCGTCAGGGACATCAGAGCCGTCGGAACGCAAAACTGCCGATTGAGTCGCGGCCGAGCGTGGTTTCCTCACGGTTGGTTTCCTCACACTTCCAACCGAGGCTGTCCATGACGGCCACAAGCCCTTCGGTGGTGAAGTACCAGAAATGCTCGTCGCGCCGGAAATGCCGCGACCGCAGGACGTGTTCAGCGTCGGTGAAGACTGGCAGGCTGACAAACACGCACTTGCGGACGCCGGCCAGCAGCTTTTCAAAATCGGCGATATGCTCAAGCACATCCCAAAGCGTAATGGCGTCGCAGCCGAGATAGGGGTCAGCGAACCTGTTGGCCGCCCGCAGCCATGCGACACCAAGTGGATTAATGTCATACCCGAGGGTGCGCGGACGGGAGGCGACGAACGCGCCGCAGCCTATCCCGACATCCACCACCTCGCCGGCCCAATGTCGGGCGACAAATTCCACCCTCGCGGTAGTCAGCCTGTGCCCAAGGCCGGTGGCGGCATATTCGACATATTTCCGGTAGTAGGCATCGTCGTAGCGCGCGCCTTCTGCCGGGTAGTAGCCGACACCGAACTCTGGCCACCAGGTGAGCGCCCTGCCTGCGAATGCGCGGAAGACCTCGGGAAACGGAACCTGGCATTGCGCCGCCAGTCCGACCACTGGCTCATCAAATCCGGGATCGCTTTTGGGCACGAGTGCTGCATATCCGTGCATCGGCAAAACTCCTTTGGCATCGCGAAGCCGAGCCGCGAGCAGTCCATGCGCGGATCGGTCAGTTTCTCGGGCGCGTTGTGTCCGCCCTGGCCGCCCAGCACGCAGAACGTCCGGGTGCCCAGCGCCAGGCCGGCGGGCACGATCCAGCCGACCGGGCCAACCACCACGGCAGCATCCCGCACCGCCGCCAGCATCTGGCGCATCGACAGCTCGCCATTCGTGAGCGCGGCGTTGGATGGCGGGATGCGGCCATTCTCAAGCCACTCCTCGCCAACCTTCAGATCCGCCAGGACCAGCACCGAGAAGCCGCGGCCCTTGAGATCTCCGGCAATTTCATCGACATACCCGGGCAGGCAGTTCCGCGCCCGGTTGTCCCACTCGGCCCGCCTGGTGACCGGCCTGATGATCGCCAGCGGAGAGCCACGCGTGTCGATCGGGCTCGCGCCCAGTTCCGGCAAAGTCCACACCGGCTTCACGCCGGCCGGCAGCGGCAGCTTGCTTTCGATGCCCTGGACAACGGAGCCGCGAGCCAGCTCGGCGTTGCCGTAGGCCAGCCTGATCTCCTGTGCGCCGGCCGGCGGCTGCCGCCAGAGTCCAGGCGGCTGGCGTGCGGCATTCAGGGTCTGCGTTCGCAGCGGCCTGTCGCCCTTCACGAAGCGCAACGGCAGGTCAGCATAGAGTTCCGGCCATGGGGTTTCGAGCCAGACGTCGCGGACCATCGAGGCGGCGGCAATGAAGGGTCTGGCGTAGATGCTATCGCCCAACCCCCACATGCTCCGGACAAGGAGCGGGCTCATCTTTCCTAACCCCCATGCGGGGGCAGCCTGCGGCCCACGCGGGTTGGCTTTTGGGGACCGTCGGCCCGAACCACGACCGTTTCGCCGTCTCTAAGGGCAGGAGCCCGGACAGCCAGGCCGAGCCGTTCAAGCTCCTGCGCGCGGATGTGCCCGGCCTCAAACCGGAAACCGGGCTCGACAACGCCTTCATGGTCGAAATTCCGCCATGGTCGGATTGCCATCATCCGCATTTTGCAGACCTTTACTGCAACGCGCCGTACGTGAACGCGGTCGGCCGGAACACGCAAAGCGCCAGCCTTTCTTCACCGCGGATCGTAATCATGTTCCGCTGGAAGTCGTCCACGTTCTCCGTCGAGATCAGCACTTCGATGGCCATCCTGTCGAAAATCTGCGCCCCGAGCCGGAACGCGCCGGTCAGGAAGTAACCGACCGCAAAGGCCGGCGTTGTCACCACGGGAAGACCCCAGAGACGGGGCGCGATCTGGCCCTGCGGATCGCCAACGATGTAGCGCCCGAGGGTATCTTTCGTCGTCTCGATCTTGGCCCAGTCGGTCGGATGCAGCACATAGCCGGTAGACGGGTACAGAGCCAACGTGGCCTGCAGCGAGGCCAGCCGCAGGATGTCGATGTCGGTTGCCAAGGCGGGAGCAAACGCGGCCGAATAGGCGGATGCCTGGGGAACAATGCCCAGCAAATGCTGCCCGGTGCCATCGCCGTAGAGCAGCTCGCCTTCCTCCGCATAGCCAAGGCCGTAGCGCAGCCTTCCGTCGATGTAGCTCTGGAGCTGCGTTGAGTCGTCCAGAATCTGCCGGCTCGCCTTCATGAAATGGGCGATGGTCCTGACCGGGGCCGATTTCAAATCGAACGTGATGTTGCTTTGCGGCTTGAGCTGTCCTTCCGAGACCACCGCCGCGGCCGTCGTGAACGGAGCGTCGGTTTCCACCGGATACTCTATGTTGTTGCTGGCCGTTGTGCCTGGCGTGATCAGATCCCGCACGACGAGTTGGCGCAGCGGGATAGGCACGATCGGCTGGCGGTCGGCGACCACCAGGGAGGACGTTGGCGACACGCCCGGCCCGACGCTCGCCGCTGCCGACGTGATGTCTTTGAGGTCGATGGTGATGCGGGCCTGGCCGTTTTTGGTTTCCATCAGCTTCTTGATTTCCGGGTCATCGCAGACGCGCTGTCCCAGCGACTTCAGGTCCGGCTGGCCGCCGGTGCCCCCGCGCCGGGCGACCTTCTGCTCGACATCGCCAACGCGGGCCGCGAGTTCGTTCATGTCCTTCAGCGCCTTGTCGGCGCTGGCTTTGGTCTCGGTGGTGGCGTTGCCGAGGTTCTTCATTTCCACGGTGACCTTCTCGGCGAAGGTCTTCACCTCGTCGGTGGCCTTCTTGAGATCGGTGGCAAGCGCCTTCAGTTCCACTTCCGGGTTTGGATCGTCAGCCATGGTGTTTCCAGTTCAGGATGATGAGAGGGAAAAGCCGCGCAGCGCCTTGGCGATCTCGCCGATCGCCTCCGATGCCGCCGGGTCCGCCTGGCGCTCCTCCGCCTCATCCCGAGGCTCCTGAGCAGTTTTGAACCCGCCTTCGGCGATCTGGCGGGCCATCGCGTGACTGACGCCGAACTCGTCCCGAATCCAGCTTTCAAACGCGCGCAGGGTAGCAGGCAGCGACTTCATGCTGTCCGGCAGACGCTTGCCGGTCAGATGTTGATGCGCGTCCTGCAAATGATTGAGCAGCGCCGCCCGCTGGTCTGCGGTCGGGCCGCCCGAGCCGGACATCGAGTTGCGATGCACGAGCAGGGCGGCGGCTACGGAATTTGTGGCTCCTTCGACGTTCGGTGGTGGAGCGGTGGACTTCAGGCCGTCGATGCGCGCCAGGGCGTTGCTGGGGTCGCGCACCGGGTCAACCGAGAACAGGTCAACGGCTTTGAGCGTCCGCTTCGGCTCGCCGGCCTTCTTCCCCATGAAAGAGCCGCCCTTGCGGACCGCGAACGCGACAGACAAACCGCGCAGGCCGCCGTCCTTCATCAGCCCGTGGATGCGCTTGATCGGATCGGTGTCGAGGCCGGAGAGCTTGCCCTTCACCCGCAGGCCGTTGTCGTCCTCGGCGATCTCGGTCCATACCCCAATGGGCAAAGGGTCGCCCCCTTTCCAGGCCGAGTGCTCGACAAACATCGCCGGCATCGTGCCGTTGCGCGCGTGCTCTTCCAGCGTATCCGAGAAGGCACCCTTCAACATGATATCGCCATGCCAGTCCTGGTGGTCGAAGACGCTGGCATAGCCTTCAAACTCGCCAAGCGCGGCGCTTGCCGTGAACTTGAACTCGCACGGTGCGGTGAATGAACCATCCATCGCGTCTCTCCTGTCACTGATTTTCCAGCGGCGCGCGTTCGGCGACCGCAGTCGAGTCTTTCGGCGGAGGCACCTTTGCTGTCGGCAACGCCACCTGCGCCACTGCGGAAGTCTTGGCTATGTCGGCGGCTTCCTGGATCGGCACCATGCCCGCCGCCACAGTGAGGTCGTCGCCGCCGGGGAGTGGTGGCATGTTGTCCAATGCGCGAAGCTCGTTCCTCGTGCGCAGTCCATGGTCGGCCAGCACGGCGTAGAGGGCGGCACGGCCGGCGCTGTCGGCTCTCAGCAAGCCCTCGACGTTGAACTCCGCATAAAATCCGTTGGCCCTGTCCTGCGCGGAGACCAAAGACTTGGCAATGCATTGCTCAATCCGCTTCAGATGCGGCCGAAGCGCGAACGTGAGGAACCACAGCATCATCTGCTCCATGCCCGATCCCCAAGCGGTAGAGCGCGTCATGTGCCCAATCATCGTTGGAGGAACATCGAACCAGCGGCAGATCGTTTCTACCTGGAACTGCCTGGACGCAAGCAACTGCGCGTCTTCAGGCGGCAAAGACAATTGTTCGAGTTTCCATCCGCCTTCGATGAGCGGCACCCTGCCCGCGTTGACGGCGCCCGCGTACTCCTCCTGGAACTTTGTCTTATACCTCTCGCGCTGGGTGTCGTTCAGATATGCCGGCGCTATCAGCGCGTGCGCCGGCCGCATGCCATTCCGCCACAGCGATCCCGCCGCGCGCTCCGCCGCCAGCGAAGTCGCGATGCTCTGCATCCCCTGCTGGATCGGGCTCATGCCAAACAGGCCGTCAAGCGAAAATCCCTTGATGTGCATTACATCGCCTTCCTCGAGATAGGCGATAAACCCCATGTAGTTGTAAGCGTAACGGAGCGAGCCGTCCTCCTGCCTTGTGATGTTCACCCGGTCGGGGCGCATCGGGGTGACGGCGACGATCCGGCCTCCGGCTCCGCGCTCAATCGCGGCATAGCCGTTGCCCCAGAGCAGAATCGACGCGGCGAGGGCTTCCCAAAATTCCGTCGCAGTCATGTCGGCATTCGGTATGTCGTGCAAGAGCGCATAGAGCGGATGCTGCCGAGCTATCACCGCCTGCCCGTTGTCGTCCTGTTGGTAGACCTGAAGCGGCAGCGTCGCGATCGTCTGCGCGATCAGGCGGACGCATGCCCAAACCGCATCCAGAGTAAGCGCGGTGCCGACGGTGACATTCTCGCCGGCGTGCGTGATGCCACTGCCCATGAAGTGATAGAGCCGGGGATCGGACAGCCCCAGCCCGCGGGCGATCGTGGTGACCGCCTTCAGATAGATGGTGCGGAGAGCTCCCACCTCATGCGCTCACGGGCGACGACAGGAAGCTGTCGAGGCCGGCGCTGTCATCCAGCATGGCTCGGCCTATCGCCATGATGAGGGAGGTCGCGCCGTCTATCCGGCCCGTGCTGTGCTTCTTCGTCGGCATCTCGTTGCCGTTCTTGTCGGTCTGCACTCGCATGTTCAGGACCATCCAGCGCAGCACAGGGTTGTTGCCGTGATCGAGCTTCTCGGACAGCAGCATCGCCTGAAGCTCCTTGGTCGGGGCGTTGTAGCTGCGAAGGCCCTGGACGAACTCGAACATCGGCACGCCCTCGCCCTGCAGAGCCACGGCAAGCTGGGTGGCGTTCCAGGGGTCGTATGCCACGCTGGCGATCTCATGCCGGCGCGCGTCCTCCAGCAGCGCCCGCTGGATTTCCGAGTGGTCGATGACGTTGCCCGGTGTGGCCTCGATCCAGCCATCATTGATCCACCGCTGGTATTGCACCCGGTCCCGGTCGGACTTCTCCATGACGGTATCCGCCGGCATCCAGAACCGGCACGTCAGCCGCCATCTGTCGCCAATCTCCTGCGGCGGGAACACCAGCACGAACGCGCCCAGGTCGATCTTGCTCGCGAGGTCAAGGCCGCCGAAGCATCGCCTGCCTGCCATCACCGCCGGGTCGTAGGTCTCAACGAAATTCCTGTCCCAAAGCTCCGCCGTGACCGCCTGGTTGGCGCTGGCCTGCCTGACGTTGAGGCGAAGCCGCATGAACTCCACCAGCCGCTGCGGCGAGTGCTTTGCCGCCAGCGCCTGCCTCTTGAGATCGTCCAGCTTGCACGATACCCCCAGATTGGGATTCGCCTTTATCCAGACCTTCGGATCGTCCCAGCGGTCATCGGGGTCAATCGTGGCGACGTAGCAAAACCAGGCGTCGTCCTCGTAAACCCCGTTGAGCACGCCCTCCGCGTAAGTATGTTCCTGGGCGTAAACGCTTTCGGGATTGTCATCGCCTGCCGTCGTGATAATCCAGAGCAACGGCTGGCGCCTCGCTCCAAGCGCGGTATCAAGCACGTCCAGCACCGCGCGATTTTTGTGTTTGTGCAGCTCGTCGATGACGACCATGTGCGGGTTCAGGCCGTCCATCGTCCGCTCGTCGGAAGACAGCGGCTCGAATTTGGACATCGTTTTATCGACTGCCAAACTCGCCCGGAACACACCGACGGTCTTCCGAAGCTCCGGCGAGCGCAGGACCATCTGCCGGGCCGCGTCGAAGACGATCCGGGCCTGGTCTTTCTTGGTCGCGGCCGAATAAATGTCAGCGCCGGGCTCGTTGTCCGCGACGAGGCCGATCAGTCCGACCGCCGACGCCTGCAAAGACTTCCCGTTTTTCCTGCCAATTTCCTCGAATACCACCCGGAAGCGCCTGGTCCCGTCCTTGCGTAGCCAGCCGAACGCGGAGCCGACCACAAACTGCTGCCACGCTTCCAAATGAACGATCTGGCCGCCCCATTCGCCCTTCGTGTGGCGCAGGAAGCGGTGAAACCCGATGCGGTGCCGCGCGATGTCGGGGCGCCAGGCCAGTCCCCGCGCCGGACCGTGCTGAATGTCGCCGAAATGGCGCTCACAGGCTTTCTTGACGAGGTTTCCGGTGACAATCTTGCCGCGCAGGACATCCCACGCATAGGCCGAGACCGGATCGGCGCTAGTTGACGGCCGACGAGCCGGGATCTCTGGCGAGGTAGGCTTCGAGGGTGTCGGTTTGCGGGATGGCATCAGCCTGCCCGCCAAGATCGCGTCCGCCAGCGGCGCCCTGGAGGCTCAGCCGGGGCCGTGCGGCGGGCGTGAAGCCAAGTTCCGCCGCGGCCCGAAGGATTACGACCGCCTGGCGGTTGATGACCGGCAAATATGGGCTCTGGACCGGCACGCCGGCTTGGGGCGAGCGCACCACGAGGCCGGTACGCGATTGGGCGATGCAGGCTTTCCGGTGCAAATCGCTCGCGATCACCCAAACCGTGAGCGCGGATCGGTCGATCTGCTTCAACATGCCGGGAGGGGAGTGGTCGAGGGCGAAATTCCACGCGCTCACCTGATCATCGGTGAAGAAATCGGGCGGAGCGAGCGCGGCCAGATCGCCGGCCGGCTTGGGCTCAAGCGGATTCCGTGGCTTTTTCGAGCCGTGCAGGTCTTTGAGCACGGTGGGCTTTGGTTTGTTGCCGCGCACCGCCATTACCGGAGCCCTTTTTCGCGATGCCGCAGCGCATCGCATTTTGTGCAGAGAAGCCGCAGGTTCGACGGGTGGTCCGGTCCGCCATCCTCGCGGGGAATAATATGGTCGGCACGGCAGCCATAGGGCTCTCCGCAACCGGCGCAGATGCCGCGGTCCCGCTCCACGACCAGTGCCCTCAACCGCTGCCATGCGGCGGTGTGGTAGATGGCGTGGCTCGGATTTGGGCGCTTCGGCGTCAGCCGCCAGCCGGCGGGCCGGTGTTGTGGGGGCCTGGTCGGCATTCTGTCGCGCGCAAAAATGGGAAGAGTAGTATTTTAAGCCGCTTAACCCTTCCCGTTGTCAATCCCAATCCTCTCCTAACCCCACCCATTGCGGTCCCGGCCGGCGGAAAACACAAGCCACCAGGGTCAAAAGTCTTCCAGGAACTCTTTTGTCGCGGCATCCTTCAGCGCCCTCTCGGCCGCCAGCATCGCATCATGCTGCTCGCGAGACCAGCCTTCGGGCATGGGGTTGGCCTTGATCGCCGCATCGAGGGCGGCCCCAATGTGGTCGAGCCACGCCAGCACTTCGTCCTGGCAGTCCTTGCGCCCGCTCGCCCACTGGCGGGCAGTGCCCTCGGCGATGCCTAGCCGCCGCACAAGCTCGTTCTGGCTCCAGCCAATGCGCCGCATCGCCTCGTTGAAGCGAGCATGGTTCGTCTGCCGATATTCTTCCATCATGGCGATCTGCATGAGTTAACCCCTGTGCTGCGGCTGGGTTAGCTTACGGATCGCGGTAAGGCAATGCCGGGCTCCCGGCCATTGAGAAGCAGAAAGAGCCCGGCAAAGGCGGATGTCGGGCAAGCGAGAGGATCACCAGCGCGACTTTCCACGTGGGAAATATAGTAACCACCCCCATGTTTTAAGTGCCCCCGACGTCCAAACGGGTTTTGTTTGCCGGACCCCCCGGCCCGGTCTGGGCACCCGCGCCGATCGTTTCGGTATCCCCCGCCGCCCCCCCCCCCTGGCGCCGCCGGTACGGCAGGCACGGCCAAAGCGGGCGCCGTGTGGCTACGGAACGGGCGCCCGGCATGACGGCTTGGCACAGCGGGCGCGCGGGCCGGGCGCCGTGACAGGAAGCGGCAGCGCGCGGCGGCGCGGGCCAGGGCGGCAGCGCGGGCCAGTGCGGCGCGGGCGCCCCTCCCAATGCCGGGGCATGCCATCCGGCGCGGCAGCCAGGGCGGCAGCGGCAGCGCGGGCCAGTGCGGCGCGGGCGCCCCTCCCAATGCCGGGGCATGCCATCCGGCGCGGCAGCCAGGGCGGCAGCGGCAGCGCGGGCCAGTGC